GGGTTCAGGCAGTAGTTGGTCGACTCGCTCGGCGTCTGGAATTGGAACAAGTTGCTAGGCGCGCTCACCGGCTACCCCCTCTTGACATGGCCGCCCGCTTTTGATATACTGGAATTGCTTAGGACTCACGTCACGGGGGCTGTTTTGTTGTGGCTCGTGGTCAACAACCCGAACATCTGTGCAGCCCCCGTGAGTCCTAAGCAAGCCCACGAGCGCACAGGTGTTCGGATTTTTGCGTTTGCGGTACGGTGAGCTACGACGGGGTGAGATACGGTCCGTTGAGGTCCGGTCCGCTCGGATTGGGTCCGGTACGATTGGGTGGGCTGCGGTCAATTGCGGTGATCTCTGGTGTGGCATGGTCGCCTGTGGTGTGGCTAGGTGAGCTAAGGCTATCGCCCGCAAGGGCGCAATGCGTATGCGGTCGGGTTTGGCTTGCTGCGGTGATGCGAGGTGAGATGCGCTCAGGCGAGGTCGGCTGCGCTCCGGTGTGCTAAGGCTCACGCCCGCAAGGGCGCAAGCGGATGCGATAGGGTAGTTTTCGGTTGGGTAGAGTGCGCTGCGTTGCGGTGCGCTACGTTACGGTGTGCCGAGGCTTGGTCTGCTGCGATTAGGTCTGCTAGGGTGCGGCTTGTTGTGCCGAGTTCTGATGTGTTGCGGTCAGGCGAGATGGGGCCGGGCAAGTTCTGATGGGCCGCGGCTAGGTGCCCTCTGGTATGTTTCGTCGGGATCAGGCGGGGTTGGGTACGATAAGGCAGGTTGCGGCTAGTCAGGGTCAGGTCAGCCGGGTTGGGCTGCGCAGGGGCTGGGTATGGTACGCCAATCATCATTGAGGACCAATGAGACGCCGCGACTACGAACGCTACATGAGGTCGCCCGAATGGGCGGCCAAGCGCGAGGCCCGTCTCGCCATCGACGGCTACAAGTGCCGGATGTGCGACGAGGACGGAACGCGCTACACGCTGCAAGTCCATCACTGTCCATCCAGCTATAGGAGGATACCCCATGAAAGCGTAGAGCATGACCTAACTACTCTCTGTTCACGCTGTCACGATCTCATCACCAACGCCATACGCGAGGACCGCTATGGCAAGAGAGCGCCGGTGGAAGTTCCCACCGTACCCAAGACGCCAAAGGGAGAATATCATGGCCGTTCACGTGTTGACCTATCGCCTCAAGTCGTCCCGCCCCCTGTTGGTTCACAACGGGCAGTTGGCGGACCCCCTGAACGCATTCAGCAAGGCTATCAAGGATATAGCCAGCAAGCGGAAGAAGACCGAGGCCGACTTGGAAGAGATCGCACGCCTCGAATTCCTCGGCGGCCTGTACATGGGGGATGACGGGCCTATCATCCCCGACTTCGTGCTGTCGGCCACCATCATCAACGGCGCGAAGAAGTTCCGCGAGGGCGACTTGGCAAAGACGGGCCTCTTTGTCGATGACCACGCCGCCCTCGAATACGACGGGCCGCGTACCCCTGACGAGATGTGGAAGTGCGGCAAGTTCCGCGACACGCGGGCCGTCTCGGTCAGCCGGGCTAAGGTGATGCGAACGCGCCCCCTCTTCGACCAGTGGGAGGCAACCGTTCGCGTCGAGGTGGATGACGAGGTAGTCAACCCCAACCGCGTCGATGAGTGGATGCGGGCCGCCGGGCGTCGCGTCGGCTTGTGTGAACTGCGGCCAACGATGGGCCGCTTCACGGTGGAGCGCATGGCTGCCTAGCGCAACCTGATGGGGCTGGCATGAGGTCCGCCTTGCTATACTGAGGTACGCTCTGGTACGCTGTGATTTGATGTGCATTGGTTTGGTGTGCTACGCTTTGGTTTGGTTCGGGACGGGGCAGGCCAACACCTGCCCCGTCGTCATTAGTACATCACCAAGCTGTACACGCCGACAACTCCCGCCCTTGACGCCTCGGCAGTACTCGCGTTCACGCTCACGTTGACGCTCCGCGTATTATTCACGATGTTGTTAATCGTCACCTGCCCGCCTGCGCCCGTGCCTGTGCCCGCCGGTGCGAGGGCAGGCACGGCGACGCCGCCGCCAATGGCTGAGGTAAAGCCCGCGAGCCACGCATTGCCCGCGTCCGCGCCCTTGTTCGTCGCCAGCATCGTCAGGCCGTCCAGGGCCGTCGTCAGGGTACTGGTCACGCTCTGTACAAGGTCCTGGTGCTGCGCCGCATCCTCGAACAGGTCCCAAATCATTTGCAGCGCGCCGCGAATGTTCCCGAAACCCACCGATTCGACGCCGAGGAACTGACGACCGACGTTGATGTTGCTGTAGCTGTTGACGGCGTTGGCGACTTCGGCGATAGCCTCGAACACGCCTTTGACAGCCGAGGCGTAGGTACTCAGGCCCGCCAGGTCCATACCGCTCGCAGCAGCGGCCGACGCGCGTGCGCTGAAGGCAGTCACGGCCACGTCTACCACGCCGAGGATAGCCGCGATCTTGCCGCTCACCTGTTCCTTTGACGGGATGACGGTTTCAGGGTCGAGCAACTTAGCCACCATGTCCAGCGTGTCGTTGATGGCGCTAGAGGCATCACCGAACACCGCCGACAGGGTTTCTGCCGCCTTCTGCAACTCCGTCGTCAGGCCGCTGTCCTTCGCCTTGTCCGCGAACAGCTTGGCGACATACTTGGCATCCTCGATGATTCGGCCTAACGCCGTCTCGATGGCGGCGTGACCGACCATCGGCTTGTAGGCCGCCATATCCTTGCTCAACTTGGACAGGCTCAGGGTATCGGTCACGATGCTGACGGTCTCGCTGAGTGTCTTGCTGACCGTCTCTAGTCCCTTGTTGATGACAATCGTCTCGGCCTGGTAGTAATCCAGCGTCGCGTTGACCCGGTTAGCAAGCCAGGCGGCGAAGGATACTAGTTCAATCAGCGCGTCCTCCACCCGCTGCTGGGCCGCCTCGCTGTAGTCGGTCGCATCGTCGCCGACGGCGAACAGCCGCAGGATGTCAAACACGCTGCCTAGCATGTCGGCCGTCGTGCCCACCGCGTCGCGGACAATCTCTAGGCCCTTGTTGATGACCAACGTCTCGGCCTGGTAGAAGGCTAGGGTGCTACTTGTCCGGTCGGCCAGCCACACCGCGAACCCGATGAGGCCGAGTAGCGCGTCGTTGACTCGCTGCTGCGCCTCCGCGCCATAGTCCACCGCGTCGTCGCCGGGCATGAACAGGCGCAGGATGTCAAACACACTACCCAGCATGCCGGACAGGTCGCCCACGGCCTTGCCGAGTTGTTCCAGCGCCGGGATTGCCTCTAGCTCGGTGATGTCTCGCGCCGTCAGCACGTCGAGGGCCGCTTGACGCAGGGCCAGGCCGAACGCCACCAGGACACCAACCATGCCCTTGACGTTGGCCTGCACATCGGCGTCGGTAAACCGTATCTTATCCTCAACCGTCGCCATGTAAGCGCGGAATATGTCAAGCACGGAGCCGGTCACGCTGGACAGTTGGCCGAGCACATCGCCTAACCTGTCTAGTGTCGGGATAGCATCGACCTGGATGCCATCCATCGCCGCCGCGCCTGCGTTGCGTAGCGCGCGTGCGTAGACAATCAGGACGCCGACCATATTGGTGACGGCCGCCTGAACTTCGGCGTCGCCGTACTGCACCTTATCGGTCAGAGCGTCCATGTAACTGCGGAACAGGGACAGGACGCCATCGACAACCGAGCCGATCTGTCCAACGGCATCGCCCAACTTGTCGAGCGCAGGAATGGCCATAACCTGCGCGTAGCCCATCGCTGTGCGGGCTGTCTCGGCTAACGTCTTGGCGTAGCGGATAACCAGGCCGACCATATCAGTGACAGCCGCCTGGACCTCGGTGTCACTGTAGGGTACTTCGTCCTTGACGGCATCCATGTAACTACGGAACAAGGACAGGACGCCATCGACCAGCCCGCCCACCGTACCCAGGATGTCATTAAGGGCGGTCAGGGCCGGGTTGGTCTCAATCGCCATCACACCGGCGGCGGCGTTGGCCGCCTGCGCCAGCGTCTTCGCCATCGCCACAATCGGATTGATGAGCAAGGCCGCCGCGCCCTCGGCGTCAATCGTCGGGAAGCCTTCCTTCCCCAAATCGATGAGCCGCTGCACGAAGGCCAGGGTATTATCGATGACACCCAGGCCGTCGCTTAGAGCCGTTGACAGGTTGCCCGCGTTGGTCTCGGTCGCCTGCCACGCACCGACGGCGGCGACAATCCGGACAGCCAACGCCTTCGCCATTGCCACAATCGGGTCAATCACCAGCCGCGCCGCCCCTTCAGCGTCAACGGTTGGGAAGCCCGACTTGCTCAGGTCAATCATCTGCTGCACGAAGGCCAGGGTATCACGTATGACGCCCAGACCGTCGCCAAGAATGCCCTGTAGAGCGCCCGCCTCCGTCTCGACCGGAACCCACTCGCCCATTGCCGCCGAAATGCGGGCCGCCAACGCCTTCGCCATCGTTACAATCGGATTGATGACCATTTCGGCAGCGGCCGCCGGGTCAATGGTGGGGAAGCCCGACTTGCTCAGGTCGATAAGTTGGGTGACAAGCTCAATCGTGCGTGTCAGCAAATCCGTCGTACTACCGATGGCGTCGGCCAGCGATTGCACCGTCTCGCTGATGGCCGGGCCGTCCCAGGCGGCCACCGCCGCCCGCATCTGCTGTAGCAGGGCTACGCCAATATCGGCCAGAGTACGGGCCACAAACACGACGGTCCCGTCCGGTCCTTCGCTGGCGAGCCGTTGCCACGTCGCCCACTTCTTGCCGCTGACAAAATCGAGCAGGCGCGGCAACACGTCCATTAGCCCGCCGAGCGTCTCGACGGCCGCGCCCAGGCCATCGCGTAGCGACTGGATGGCCGTCACCATGCCGGCGTCGCTCCACACGGCGGCGGCGGCGTGCATCTGCGCCATCAGCGCCGCGCCGATTTCGGTCAGGGTACGGGCGACGAATACCACCGTTCCGCCTGGCCCCTCCGACGCCAACCGCTGCCACGTCGCCCACTTCTTGCCGCTCACAAAGTCCAACAGGGCAGGCAGGACACCCATCAGCCCGTTCAGTGTTTCGGCGGCTGCGCCGAGGCCGTCGCGTAGCGACTGGATAGCCGCGACCAGTCCGGCATCGCTCCACACTGAAGCGGCGGCCTGCATCTGCTGCATCATCGCTGTGCCGATCTCGGTCAAGGCCCGCGCCGTATCGACAATGGCCCCGCGTCCCTGCGTGGCGATACGGTCCCACGTTGCCCACTGGCTGCCGCTGATGAAGGACAGCAGACGCGGCAGAACATCCATCAACCCACCAAGCGTCTCGACGGCCGCGCCGATGCTATCGCGCAAATCCTGCATGGCCTGGGTCAGCCCGCTGCCGCTCCACGTCGAGGCGGCCGCGTGCATCTGCTGCATCATGGCTGCGCCGATTTCGGTCAACACGCGGGCGGTATTGACGATACCGCCCTGCGCCACGTCACGGGCGATGCGGTCCCATACCGCCCACCGGCTGCCACTGATGAAGGACAGCAGGTCGGGCAGGACGCCCATCAGGTCGGAGAGAACGCTCGTCACCGCGCCCACGCCGTCGGCAAAGGACTTGACACTGGCAATCAGCAGCGAGTTGCCCCACGTCGCCGCTGCCGGGACCATCTGCGCCAGCAGCGCCGCGCCGACCCCGGCCAGAACGCGAGCGGTGTTGACGATACCCCCCTGCGTCTGGTCGCGCGCGATGCGGTCCCACGTCGCCCATTGGCTGCCGCTGATGAAGGACAGCAGACGCGGCAGCGTGTCCATTAGATTGCCTAGCGCATCGCTGGCCGCGTCGATGCCATCGGCCAACGAGCGCGCACCGGCTACCGTGTAGCTTGACAGGTTGCGGCTTGCCACGGCGAAGGAATCGAAAATAGTCCGGCCCAGCGTCCCCAGCACGTCGGCCAGCCACACAACGGCTTGATAGACGCGCTGCTGCGAGATGAGGCCGTAGCCCAGGTCGCCACGGGCAAAGTTGAGCAGATTGGCCGCCGTGGTCATCACGCTGTCAAGGGCCTGGCCGGCCGTCTGGATGCCCTCGCCGAGCGCCTTGACGCCGGCCATCGAGTAGCCCGACAGGTCGCGGCTGGCCGCCGCGAACTCATCGGCAATGGAGCGCCCTAGCGCAATCAGTACACCGGCGATAGCCACGACATCGGCCCGCGCCCGCGTCCCGGCGACGACCTCCCAGCCCGTCACCCACCGCCCGAAATCGAGCAGGCGCGGCACAATATCGAGTACCGCCTGAAGCGCCTTCGCCGTCTCCTGGATGGCCTCGCTCAACCGCTTGGCCGCCGCGACGCTCTTGTCCTTAATGTCGCCCGCCGCCTTGACGAATTCCTTTTCGAGGGCCACGCCGATGGCGATGAGCGACTTGGCGATGGCAAGGATTTGCCGCTTGCCCTGGCCTTCCAGGGCGGCCAGCCCATCGGCCCACTTGGAGAAGTCGAGTAGCTTGGGCAGCAGGTCGATGACCGCCGTGACGCTGGACGTAGCCGACGTAATGGCCGTCGCCAGGTTCTGCGCACTCTTGGCGGCGCTCTCACTCATGCCCTTCGCCGCGCCGACGAAGGTCTTAGCCAGGTCTTTACCCCAGGCTATCAGCTTCTTAGCGACGGCCTGTAGTTCCTTGCGGCTCGCCATGATGTCGTCAAACTCTGGCCGCTGGGTAAACTCCCACAGCTTGGGCAGCAGGTCAGCCACCGCGCTCGTCGCCTGCGCCGCCGCCTGGATAGCCTGGGCCATGTACTGCGCGCTCTTGGCCGCGTCCTCGCTCATGCCCTGCGCCGCCGGGACTAACGTCTGAGCCAGGCCGAGGCCGAATTGGAGCAACTGCTGGGCGATTTCCTGCATCCGCCCCATATTGGCCTGCATGTCGGGCCACTTGTCGTGCTTCATCAGGTCGCCGAGCTTGACGAGCATCCCGGCGACATTGCCGATGGCGGAGGTGGCGCTACCGATGGCATCCGCCAAAGCCGCCGCCGCCTTGTTACCTTCCTCCTTGAATCCCCCGGCGGCCGCGCGGAATTCCTCCGCCATGCGCTTGCCGAGGTCCGTCACCCATACGGCCACCTCGATGATTTGGTCCGCGCCTTCGGGCGACTTGAGCTTGGACAACTCGCCGCCGCTCAGGAATTCCTTGAGCTTGGCGACGGTCTCGGTGACATTGCGGATAACGTTGGCGGCCTCTAAAATTTGCTCCTCGACCGTCTTGGCGGCCTTGCTGCCTGCGCCTCCGCCGCCACCGCCCAGGCCGGACACGACGCCGGTGTTGAACGCCTTAATGGGCGCAACGACGGCCGCCGCTGCTTGCTTGGCCTTTGGCGTCAGGCTCCTGCCCGTCGCCTCGGCCTTGACGAAATCGGCCTCCATTCCGGCGGTGATTTGGCCGGGCGCGAAGGAATTAGAGATCGTCGCCAGGCTCGCGCCCTGTGCACCCGCCAGGGCCAGCCGTATCTCAGCGGCCCGCTGCTGAGCGTTGGCGACGAGGTCCGCTAGACCGCTATTCTGAGCATTAAACATCCCGCCCAGTTTATCCTTGACCGTGGCGATGGTGCTGTCCCATGAGGCTGCGAAGCCCTGCTGCATCTCCTTGCCGCGTTGCGGAACGGCAGCGATGGCCTGCTGATAGGTGGCGTTTACGCCCTGCATCGACTTCTGGAAGGCCGCGTAACCCGCCGCCGGTCCTTTGGTGAGGGCCACCCGTAGCCCCTCGCCGATGGCGCTCATCGAGCCGCCGAGCGCAGCAATCAACGCCTGCACCGTCGCCACGACCCGGAAGGCGATGCCCTGGATGTCGCCCCAGTTATTCGCCCACGCCACGGCCAGGAGTGCCACACCGGCGATAAGCAAACCGATGGGCGTCAGCAGCGCGCCGATAGCAGCGACGGCCACACCGACCGCCGCGCCCAGCGCCGACAGCGCCGCGCCGATACCGGCCACCGCCGCCGCGATACCTGCGCCCGCGAGCAGGCCGGCGACGACGGCCAGGGCCGCCGCGAAGGGCTGCCAATGCTCCATGACGAACTGGACGACTGTCCCTAGCGCATTCAGCGCCCCGGCTAGCGCCTTGCCGAGCAAATCGGCCAGGGTCGCCACGACGGGGACGGCGGACATCAACGCATCGCCCAGGACGGCGAGGTAGGGCTGGGCCGCCTCGAAGGCCGCTTGAACCATCGCCATGCCCGTCTGGACGACGCTGACAATCTGATTGATGACACCGCCGACCATGCTGGCGGCCTTATCGTCCAGGCCTAGCGCCGAGAGGATACCCGTTGCCGCTCCGCCCAGGCCGGCCGACTTGAAGCCCTGGATAGCCCCCTTGAACGCCTCGATTGCCCGCGACACGCCTTCGCCGATACCGGCGGCGAGTTGCTGGATACCTTGCGTCATGGCCGGGCTATTCAGCAGGTCGAGGAGGCTTTGCAACTGGTCCTTGAGCGCCTTGAATAGCGGTTCACCGGCCAGCCGTTGCGCCTGCCCGAACCAGTCCTTGAGGTTAGACATCATCCCCTCAAAGGTCTGGCTCTGGGCGTCCATCATGCCGCCAAATTTCGTCTTCATCGCCTGCAGCAGGACGGTCATGGACTTGTCTAGCGGGCTAATCAACTCGCCCGACTTGGAGAATTCCAGGCCCATCTGCTTAAGTTCGTCGCGGGTCGTAATGCCCAACTCCTGCATCCGGGCAATCGCTTCGCCCGTCGCGCCGCTGGCAAACTTGCCCAGATAAGTGCTGATCTCGGTGAAGGATGCGCCGGTCCCGGCGGCCACGTCACCCGCTACGGTGCGTATCTCATCGCCGGCCATGCCGAACCGCTGGGCAACGTTTTCGGCGTGGAGGCCGAACGCTTGCAAGATTTTGTCAGCCTGGACGACTTCGGGTAGCTCAAAGGGCGTCACCTTACCGAATTCGGCTAACTTCGCCAGCCGCTGCTTGGCCGCGTCAGCGCTCTTCAGCAGGACCGTAAACTGCGTCTGATACCGCTCGAATTCGGCATTACCGCTCACCATGCCCGACGCCAGGCCCGTCACGGCCTGGGTGAGTTGCGACAGCCCCGCCGTGGCGATATTGCCGAGGGTCACGCCGAGGGCCACGGCGCGTGCGCTGACGCTATCCAGCGCGCCGCCCATCGCATCGGCGGCCTGCCCCATCGCCCCCTGCGCATGGGACAGACCCTTGTCTAGTTCGCTTGTATCCGCCCCAATCTTGGCGTACAGGTCCGCGATCTGCGTGCCCATCTAGCGCCCCCGTTTCGCTTCCCGTCGCGCCTTCTCTTGCGCCTTGTTCTCCGCCCACGTCTCGGCGTTACGCGCCTCTAGCACGCGCAACTCCCACCACAGGCGCGGCTCGTCGTACAACTCGAAGACGGAGATATGGGCGCGGTCGGCTATCAATAGCCGTGTGTACCATTCCGGAGCCGCGCCCATCCTCCCGCCGCTATCGAGCCAGCGCGTCAGTAGCCGCGTCTCAGCTTTTGGACGGGGCAATGTCGGCAAACACCGCCTCGCTGATGGCCTTGACGAGCGCCAGCGGCATGGCCTCTAGCGTCTCGACGGTGACGGGGACTTGCTCGTCGCCGTCGAACAACTCCCACTCGACGATGATGCGCGCCAGGTAGCGCGCGATGTCCGTCTGCTCGCCCGCGTCGGTCAGTTGACGCAGGTCGGCCAGGCTCAGGCCCTCGATGTTGTACGTGACGGCGAAGACCTCGCCCTCGACGGTGACGCGCACCGTGCGCCGGGCCTGGGTCGCGGCCGCCTTCTTGACGATGCTCAGTTGCATGGTCTTGCTTCCTTTGTGTCCTACAGTGACGTTACGGAATTAATTACATGGAGGCGCTCCGCATACGTCAGGTTGCTGTCGTACATGATCTCGCCGCTGTACTCCACGGCGTACACGCCGTCGCGGTCGGTGAGGGCGTTGGGTTGGTTGAGGCGCAGCGCGAAGTCGTGCTGGAACTTGTAGCGGATAGTTCCCGCCTCGATGGTCCCGCCCTGCGCCAGGACGCGCATGAAGAGCGTGGTCCCGCCGCGCAGGTGGCCCAGGTAGTTGATGCCGCTGCTATCCGCCTCCACCACGAAGCGGAACGTCTTGGACGGCGCGGTGTCCACCGTCGTGGCGTAGGAGACATTCGCCGGGTTGACATCCCACACCGGGCCGTAGCGCCCCGTCGAGCTGTACTCGCCCTCGAAGAACCGTGTGATCTTGGTCGTACCCAGGTTGCCCGCCACGGCATCGGCGTAGACATCGACCTGCGCAGGCTCGACGGGGATGAGCGCCACCTCCGTCGGGCTGCTCGTCAGCGTCGCGCCCGTGGTGTACTTCTGACCCAGAATCGCGCCGCTGACCTCGAAGTTCTCGCGGCTGAAGGTGTAGCCGAAGTCGGTAAAGATGCCGCCGACGAACCGCTCGGCGATGTTGGCGTCGCCCGTCTCGAAGGTGAACGTTGCGGGCGTCCCAGCGACGGTCGGCTTCGGGTAGATGAGCCAGTAGCGGGAGTTCGTGCCGCCGCTGGGGATGACGGGCGTGCCGCCGAGGGGCTTGGTGTAGTGGCTCGATAGCGGATAGACGATCTCGGTGTACGTCATCGGGCCACTGGCCGAGGCCGTGGTCCAGTCGCGGCCCACCACGCCCACCGTCGGGTGCAGGTAGCCGCTCGGCTTGAACATGGTCACTTCAATGTTGGGGGTCGCCTCGATGGTCAGCGCCGTCAACGTCTTGTTGGCCGACGCTTGAGTCCCTATCGTACCTTCCAGGCCACACTGGTATACCTGGAAGACTGATGCACGCTCAGGCATTGTTGCTGTTCTCCTCTTCCTCTGTCTTGCGCGCCACAGCGGGCCGCAGCCCGATGTAACGCTCGATGGCGGCCACGATGGTTAGCAGGCCGCGCCGAAAAGCCAGCCAGAACAGTCGTTCCCGTTCGTCCATCTCAGCCGCTCCTCCCTGTAATCTCCACCTCGAACCCGGCGCGACGGTAGACGACACCATCTACGTCTTGCTCCTCCCGTATTTCCTCTTGTCCAATCGCCGCGTACACCTCGCCACTCGTCACGCTGACGAGTTGCTGACGGTGTAGCGCCGTGTAGGCCGCCGCCTTGTAAGGGCGCAAGTAGCTGAAGGGCTTATCTTTCGCGTGCACCTTGACCCGATAGCGCGCCCGGCCCAGGACGTAGACGCCCTCGGCGGTCAGCGTTGGCGCAACAAACGGCACGGCCTCGAAGGTGATGAGCGGGTAGACCGCGCCCGCCGGTGCGCCGCCCTCGTAGACGGCCAGGCCCGCCAAGCCTGCCGCCTGCGTCAGCTTGGTGTAGAGGAACTGCGCCGCCATGTCCTGGTCTAGCCCACCTGCCATAGTCCTATCCCTTCGTCGCCAGGCCCTTGATGGCCGCCAGGAACGCCGGTGCAACCTTGTTGACCGCGCCGGTCAGCATGTAACGGCCAGGAATGTAGCGCCCGCCGCGTGTGTGGTGGCCCAACTCGATGTAATGGGCGTACTCGGCGGTGTACCCAACGGTGGCCTCGACCGGCGTGTCCATCTCCACGAACAGGCTGTTCTTCAGGTAGCCCGTATCCACCGGCGTATTCGTGGCGCTGACGGCGGCCACGTCGTAAGCGGCTTTGCGCACGACCTCCGACACGCGACCGGGTAGGTTGCGCTGAATAGCGGGAATGTCGCTTTTGAGTACCACCTGCGTCTTGCTCACCTGGCCTCCACGAAAAGAGCGCACGCGCGGCTCTGGGCCGTCCTCGTGCGCTCGGTGGCGTCTGATATTCGATTGGCGGTTGCGCCTATTCCGTCCTCACCGCATACACCCGCCGACTAATCTCCCACGTTCGCGGCGCAACGACGGCGACGACCTCATACGTCTCGCCGTCGCTCGCTATTTGGTCCGTCGTGCGCACGTCCGTCTCAGCCGTGAACGTGATGACGTGCTGCGTCGTCGTCGTCAGCTTGCCACTCAGCAGCGCCTCCATGCCGCTCTGCGAGATAGGCGACACGCGGCACGCCGCCGTGCCTGCCGCCGGGTAGGTGATGCTCCCGCCGCCCTCGCCGTCGCTGGCCCACGTCTTACGGCTGATTGTGCCGCTGTCGGGCAGGCTCAGGTTGAGCGTATTGCGCAGGGCCGCCAACTCAGTAGCGGTCAGCATCCCACCCTCCGGCTAAGTCGCTTCGCACCATTCGCACGCTGCCTACGGCGCTCCATGACTGACGTTCGTACTCCTGCGCCTGCGTCAGTAGCCCCCGCGCCTGTTGCGACCGGCTGAAACTCTGCCCGTCGGTGCTGAAGTCGTACTCGCGCGCCAACCGCGTCGCCCACTGGCGCAGCAGCGCCGCCGCCGCGCCGTAGGTGTCGTAAGCCCGCGCCGTCAGGTAGTACGCTGTCCCTCGGCGGTCGGTCGTGAAGGTGACGTGCCCGCGCCGATAGTCGGCGCTCCACCCAGCCGTGCCCTGCGTCGCGCCCGTGCTGTCCTGGATGGTAAAGACGGCTGTGCCGCCGTCCGTCGTCTCCAGGTTGCCACACCCAGCGTAGTAGTCGTAGTAGGCGATGGAGCCGCCCGCCACCTGGCGCACCTGGGCGTACATCGGCTCAAACACGATCTCGCGGCGGCGGGCGTCCAACTCCCTGAGCACCTGGCGGTCGGTGAACACCTGCGCCGTGCCCGCCGTGTCGCCCACCAGGTCACGCACGTCGCCGATGAGGTCGGCCATTGTGGTACGCGCCGCCGCGCTGGGCGCGTCTACCACGTACCACGAGTCGAAGGCGGTTTGCTGCACCGCGCCCGTACCCGCCCACGTCTCCACCCACAGCCCGGCCAGGCTGCACGTTGCGTCCAGGTGGTACGCGCCCGCGCTGTCACGCACGAGCGCCGCGTCCGTGCCGTAGACGTAGGCCGTGGCGCTACCCGCCGGGTTGGTGCGTGTCGCCGTCACGGTCGTCGGGTCCGTCGGCACGCCGGCCGCACTGGTGAATAGCGCCGTACCGCGCACCAAGTCGCCGCGCTGGTATTCGTTCATCCTTCACCGCCTAGAGCGCAAAAATCTTGTTGGCCCCGTTGTCCCACGTGATCGTGATGTTGCCCCCGTTGGGCGTCACGGGCAGGCCTGTCACGCCGGTGTCGATGTACATGACCAGATTGGACGTTGCCGCATTGCCCGTGTCTTTGTAGATGACGAGCGCCTCGACCGAGTTGCCCGTCACGCTGGTAAAAGTCACGTTGTCACCGTCAAACACGCCGCTGGCGATGGTCGTGTTGGCGATGGTTTGCGGCGTGCCCACGACGCCCGCGCTCACGTCGTTGTAAAAGTCGTGGGCCGCGCTATAGGTGTACGTGCCCGTATCGACCAGGGCCACCTTGATGGTATCGGTGTCCAGGTTGACGCCACCCGTCCCGATGAGTAACTCCTTGAACGTTGGATACATTGCGTTTGCCACCGTCTGCCTCCTTAATTGTCTGCGACCACGAGGCCGCCCACTCCACTCTCAGCCACCGCCACGCCCCCGCGTGCGGCGTCCCTTATCACTGCCCCACCCCGCGCCGCATCCCCCACCGCCACGCCCCCGCGTGCGGCGTCCCTTATCACTGCCCCACCCCGCGCCGCATCCCCCACCGCCAGGGAGCCGCGCAAGGCCCCCACCGTCACCGTCGCCGCGCCGAACAGCACTGAGGACGCGATGCCCACCGGCGCCAGGTCCACCGCCCCCGGCGTGATCGTCGGCGTCCCGAAGGCGATGGCGCTGCCTATCGCCGTCGCCAGCAGGTCGTACACGCTGGCCGCTGTCGGCGTCCCGAAGGCTACCCCACTTGCCACACCTGTGGGAGCCAGGTCCACCGCCCCCGGTGTGACCGTGGCCGCGCCAAAGGTTAGCGTTGACAGGACCCCCGTCGGCTCTAGCGTCGTGTCACCTATCGCCACGGTCGGCGAGCCAAAGGCCAGCGTTGACGCCACTCCCGTGGGAGCCAGGTCTACTGCGCCAGGTGTGACCGTCGGCGTTCCGAAAGCCAGTGTCGAGGCGATGCCCGTGGGGGCCAACGTCGCTTCGCCGCCCGTGACCGTCGCCGCGCCGAAGGCCAGTGTGCTGTCTACCCCCGTGGCCGTCAGGTCATACGTCGCGCTGGCCGTGGCTGCACCAAAGGCGACCGTACTGTCCACCCCCGTGGGAGCCAGGTCATACGTCGCCGCGACCGTCGGTGTCCCGAACGCTACCGCCGACGAGACCCCCGTGGGCGTCAAATCTACTGCACCCGGCGTGACCGTGGCTGCGCCGAAGGCGACGGTACTGTCCACCCCTGTGGGCGCGAGCGTGTTGGCGGTCGTGACGGTCGGCGAGCCGAAGGCCTCTGTTGACGAGACCCCCGTCGGAGCCAGGTCGTAAGTCGCCGCGACCGTGGCTGCGCCAAAGGTGACACCACTCGCCACCCCCGTGGGAGCCAGGTCTACCGCCCCCGGTGTCACGGTCGGCGTTCCGAACGCTATTGCTGACGAGACCCCCGTCGGCGTCAAGTCGTAAGTCGCCGCCACGGTCGGAGCGCCAAAGGCCACAGTCGAGGCCACCCCGCCAGGCGTCAGGTCGTAAGTTGTACTGACCGTCGGCCCGCCGACCGCCAGCGTTGACGCGACTCCCGTCGGCGTCAACGTCTGGGTCGTGGAAAGGTTGCCGCCACTCCAATCAT